ATGACCCTTTGGAGTAACGCGGGAGTCCTTCACCTATCTTGTAGCGAGACTATCGCTTGAGACAGGACTCTCGCCCCAAACTTTAATAGAACTAGACCACACAATGTTCAGGACTTTAGTACAAGCCCTGAAGGACAAAGCAAAGGAGCAGAGCGATGCCAGTCGTATTAAAAGGCGCTGACAACCTTCGCAAAGCCCTAAAGCAATTTGAGCCTGATCTAGCAAAGATGACCACTAAAGAAATGTCGGCTGCTCTTAAGCCGATTACTAATAAGGCGCGCGGCTTCATGCCTTCTACTGGCTCGATGTTATCTGGATGGACTTCAGCATCATCATCAACTGAGACAACTAACTATCGTCACTTTCCTAAGTACGATCAAGCAGAAGCCAAGCGTGGAGTTAAATACTCAACTAGTCCATCTAAACCTAATAAGCGCGGCTTTGTATCTCTTGCTCGTATTATTAACAGTTCTGCCGGTGGAGCAATCTATGAAACAGCAGGGCGCAAGAACCCTTCTGGACAACCTTCTCAGGCTTCCACTCGCGGAGTCTTTAGCGATTACATCGACACATCTAATAAAGTTAACAAGTCACTTAACCCTAATGCCGGCAAGCAGTTTATCGGTAGGGCTAATTCGCTAGGATCTTTGGTCAATGCTCGACCAAGACAACAAGGTCAGGCTGGCAGAGCAACCCGCAAGATGACTGGGCGCGTAATCTTTAGAGCCTTTGCAGAGGATCAAGGCAGAGTTACTGCTGCGGTGGTTAAAGCGATTGGCAATTCTGCTATCGAGTTTAAGGCTAGGACTGGTGCTAAATAATGGCTGATCTAAAGATAGATATTGCTTCGGTATTTTCTGGCAAGAAGGCTTTTGCCGATGCCGCTAAGTCAACTATCAATCTTCAGAGCCAAGTTAAAAACCTTGCTAAGTCTTATCTAGGATTATTCACAGCGCAAAGACTCGCTCGCAGCTCTTTTAATGCAGTTAAAGCCTTTGCAGCAGATGATAAAGCAGCAAGAGTTCTAAGTCGATCTCTAAACAACCTCGGCTTAGCCTTCTCTGATCCACAAGTTAAAACCTTTATCGCTGATCTAGAAAAGACTTACGGAGTCCTCGATGATCAGTTACGCCCAGCGTTCCAGCGCTTACTAACTACTACTGGAGATGTAGCAAAGTCCCAGTCACTGCTTACAACTGCTCTGAATCTTTCTGCTGCAAGTGGTGTCGATGTCGTAACCGTTGCCGGAGATTTGAGCAAAGGTTATGTAGGACAGACTCGCGCACTTGCTAAGTACGGCATCGGATTAACTCAGGCGCAACTCAAAGCCATGTCCTTTGAGGAAGTCCAAACTAAGATCAATTATTTATTCGGTGGACAGGCTCAACTTGCTGCCGATACTTATTCAGGATCACTTGATAAATTAACTGTTGCATCTAAGAACGCTCAAGAAGCAATCGGTCGAGGTTTAGTAGATGCTCTATCTATTCTCGGCGGTGGTGGTACTGGCGGATTAACTAATATCATCAACTTAATCGACAAAGCATCAACTGGATTAGAGACATTCATTCGCCGCTTTGGAGTCGGTATTGCACAGGCTAAGGCTTTGCTAACCGGCAATCTTGGACAGTTCGCTGCTATTGGTCAAGCAGAGGCAAACCGAAGCAAGGGCGTATCTGGAGTCACTCCAGCAGTTGCAGCAGAACTCAAGAAAGCAGCGGCAGAAAAAGCGGCAGCTAAGAACCGCGCCCTTGCGACTAAATCTACAGTTGCACAGACTAAAGCGATCAAAGATCAACTTGCACTTACCAAGGCTGGAACTTTATTCGATCAACAGCAGACTGAAATTATTGCAGCCCTAAAGGGAAAAATTACAGAAGAAGAAAGAACTCGCCTAGAACTGCAATTAGCAATCCTTTCAGGCAATACTTCAGAGGCTAAAAAACTTGGTCAAGAAATCGCAATGGCACAAGATGCAACTGGCAAGTTAGCCTTGTACCTTCGCACACTTCCAGATGCTAAGAACCCTTTCGCCTCATGGCAGAAGTATCTCGACAGTCTTCAGATGCCATCATTCGTTAATCCAGCCGCAGTTGCAGCAACTACTCCAACCAATGCCGGAACAGCAACCGCTCCAGTAGCAGCAAGCATGCCTTCAGTTACAGGCGCTTTAACTGCTAGAGCCGACGCTGCTGGCAATGTGAATGTATATGTTGGCGGATCGGTTATATCTGAAAGCGATCTAGTTGACTTAATCCAAGGCGGCTTACAAGGTAAGTCTCTATCTGGCTCACCTTCTGCTATCGGCAGATTAAAGGGTCAATTCACGACATGACTCTTCCAGCGACCATCTCGGTCAGCTTTGACTTCACTTCTGGCGCGACCTTTTCATACGCTTTCACGATCGGCGATGCTAAGTACGGCTTGTTAGGTACTGGAACTCTTGCTTCTACTACTACGCCAGAACCAACAGTTGACTTAACTCCAGATGTTCGCCAGATCAGCATTCGTCGAGGTCGCAATGTCATGCGTGATACTTACGAGGCTGGCACTTGCATAGTCCGCGTACTCGATCCAAACTCTTATTTTAATCCACAGAATACTTCTAGCCCTTATTATGGCTACCTGACTCCACTTCGTAAGTTACGCGTATCGGCTACAACTGGCGGAGTGGGTTACTTTTTATTCTCTGGCTATACAACAGACTACAAATATACCTATCCTCAGAACCAAGAGACTGGCTATGTGGATATTGTCTGCTCCGATGCTTTCAGACTTATGCAACAGGCAACCGTTGACACGATCTCTGGAGCAACTGCTGGACAAGATACTGGCGCTCGTATCGGCAAGATCCTTGACGATGTGCAATGGCCGGCATCAATGAGAACCCTTGATACCGGCAACACAACTTGCGTAGTAGATCCAGCCACAGCCAGAACTTCCCTCGATGCCCTAAAGAACGCAGAGTTCTCAGAGCAAGGCGCGTTCTACATCAACACTGCTGGCACTGCCATATTCCTAAACCGTACTAATGTGATCAAGAAGTATGGCAATACTCCGACTGAGTTTAATCAAACTACTGGCATCCCTTACACAAACCTAGTCTTTGCCTTCGATGACAAGTTAATCATCAACAGTGCTGGAATGACCCGCGTTGGTGGCACTCAGCAAGTCTCAGAGAACGCTGCATCAATCGCAAAATACTTCCCGCATCAAAGCAACCAGGAGAACCTAGTAGCGCAGACGGATACAGATACTCTTAATATCGCCAAGATATATGTTGCCACAAGAGCTGAGACAACCATCCGCATCGATGCCATGACAGTTGACTTGCTCGATCCTAATGTGCCAACAGCGACAATGCTTGGACTTGATTACTTCTCAAATCTAAAGATTACTAATGTTCAGCCAGATGGCTCAACTATTGTAAAGACACTACAAGCGCAGGGTCTTGCATGGGATATAACGCCAAACTCCATGAAGGTAACTGTGACAACACTTGAGCCTATTGTGGAAGGGTTCATCATAGGATCATCCATATCAGGTATAATCGGCACTAACATAATGGCGTACTAGGAGATATAAATGCCCACAGGTTATCCATCAGCGACCGGCGATGTGCTTTCTGCCGCCATGTACAATTCGCTTCCAGCGTTCACAGTCAACACGACTCAGACAGCCGACTATACGGCCGTTCTTGCTGACCAATATCAGGTCATCCAGCAGATGAACAAGGCAACAGCGATCGCCTTTAAGATCCCTACCAATGCCAGCGTAGCCTTCGCAGTCGGTACGGTTATCACCGTTCTGAATATCGGTGCAGGATCTTGCACGATCTCAGCAGTTACTTCAGGCACAACCACAGTCTTATCGGCCGGTGCGACAGCAGCCAGCCCTACCCTTGCTCAGTACAAGTCAGCAGCTTGCATCAAGGTTGCTACTGATACTTGGTACATAGTCGGTGCAATAGCCTAATGCTAAATAATATCGCCGCCATAATGGGCGGAGGAGCGGCAGCGGTAGGCGATTACGAGTCTATTGCTACCGTAACTGGTAACGGCTCTGCCACAAGTCTTTCATTTACCTCTATATCTAGTGCATATAAGCATCTACAAATTAGAGGTATCGCAGCAGGAGTCAATAACACTTTTGCAGATATAACTTTTAATTCGGACACAGGTAGCAATTATGCTTCTCACGACATATATGGCGATGGCGCGGCTGCAGGGGTAGAAGCAAGTGCAACTAGAGCGAATATTCCAACAACAGCCCTGCCCAATGTGGCTAATATATTTAATGGCTTAGTCGTAGATATTTTAGATTATGCAAATACAAATAAATATAAAACCGCTCGCATTTTACAAGGTCGCGATACTAACGGCGGCGGCGTAATTTATTTTATGTCTGGGTTATGGCAAAATACAAACGCTATAACTTCTATTACAATTACTTCCAGAAGTGGTGCTATTGCTACTTACTCATCCTTCGCTCTGTATGGGATTAAATAATGGCTAAAACTTATGAACCGATAGCGACTACAACGCTTGCAAGTGCAGCGGCTTCTTACACTTTTAGCAGTATTAGTCAAAGTTATACGGATTTAATTTTGATTTCGACTACGACTAATGACTCCGTAGATTATTCTTTAGCCATAAAATTAAATGGAGATACAACGGGAACGCTATATTCGCGCACAATTCTTAGCGGAAATGGCACAGCCGCCGCATCATCTAGAGGTACGAGCGAAGTCGCTTACTATCCTTTATATAGCGCAAATCTTGCTTACCCAGCTTTTGCTTTAGTCAATTTCTTAAATTACTCTAATACAACCACTTACAAAACTTTTCTATCTAGAGGAAATGTTACCCAAGCCAATGTTTATGCAACTGTTGGCTTACGCAGAAGTACCGAGGCTATCTCAACTATTGCAATTAGCCCGACCGCAGGTAACTTCGCAATTGGCTCAACCTTTACCCTATACGGAATTAAGGCGGCATAGTGGCAACTTATATCCAAATTGGCAGCACGATTACAGTCTCAGGTTCTAGCACTTCGACCATGACTTTCAGCAGCATCCCAAGCACTTATACAGATTTACTAATTAAAGCATCTGCTCGTAATACTGCCGCTACTGGTTCATATTTTAGAATTAACTTAAACGGTGCAACCACTAATGGAACTGATCGTTATTTATTAGGTAGTGGTTCAGCCGCCAGCAGCGGCAGCGAGTCTTTCGCGGGTTACGGTGAAGTCTGCACAACTGGAGACACAGCCTCGACCTTCGCTTCAACCGATATATACATCCCCAATTATGCTTTAAGCACCGCTTACAAAAGTATCTCTATAGATACGGTTCGAGAAAATAACGCGACCGCCGCTAATTCAGATTTAGTGGCTGCATTATGGTCACAAAATACCGCAGTAACATCTATCGACTTGGTAGTTGCGGCTAACTTCTTTGCAGCAAATACAACCGCTTCACTCTACGGCATATCCAAATCATAAGGAGATAAAATGGCAGACACAAAGATAATCGTTAATTGCGAGACAGGCGAAGTTACAGAATTGGAACTAACCGCCGAGGAAGTTAAGCATCGCGAGGCAGATGCTATTGCTTATGCAAAGGCTAAAGCCGATGAGGAAGATGCTGCCGCTGAAAAGGCTGAGGCTAAGGCTGCTATTGCAGAGCGCTTAGGATTAACCGATGCTGAATTGGCTATCTTGCTGGGATGAAACCAAGATTAAGCAAAGCAGCGATACAGTTACGAGAGCAATTCGATGACAACTTTGGCGATCGTGACCGTACCTCGGATGGCTGGATCGGCGATACTCGCCACGCAGCTCGTAAGTCTGACCATAATCCAGATGAGCAAGGCTGGGTTCGTGCCATTGACATTGACCGCGATCTATCCGGCAAGCCAAAGCCCGACCTCATGCCAGATATGGCAGATCAACTTCGTAAGTTGGCAAAGACTGATAAGCGCATCTCGTACATCATCTTTGCCGGTCAAATTGCCAGTGCTAAATCACTATGGCGTTGGAAGCCTTATACGGGCATCAACAAGCACGATCATCATTGCCATATATCTTTCACTAGCAAGGGCGATGAAGATGGTTCGTTCTTTAATATCCCACTACTAGGAGCAACTAAATGAACATGAAGCACCCAGCAATAATCTCAGTCGGAGCGTTCTTAGCCGTATGGGGTACAACTTCTAACTTCTCTCTTGATTACCGCGCCATCCTTGGCTCGATCGTTGCTGGTGTCTTTGGGTATGCCACCCCGAGAAAATGAGTCCGCAAGACTACGCTGCTATTGCAGTAGCGATCGTGACGGTTCTGGGTGGTGTTACTGCGATGCTCAACTTCATGGTGAAGCACTATTTAATGGAACTGAAGCCCAATAGTGGCTCATCGATGCGTGACGCGATCGAAAGATTAGAGACACGCCTTGACAAAGTCTATGAAATACTGAGTTCTAAGTCACAATAAGACTATGGCACGCAAGAAGGTTATAGACCTAGATACTTACACAGCCCTCGATGCGTGGGCTATAAGCCTGCAAGAGATGTACAGAGCGTTAAGGCGTTCTGGCTTTGATGTAGA